AACTTCGTCGCGCCCAACTCCTACGGGGTGGCGTTCGGCTTCTGCATATAATCTGTGCATCTTGGGTATCTGGCCCCCTTTGTGGGGCCAGATACTGACGCACAGGCTTCCGGCCTGCGCCCTATATCGCCGCGTAAGCGGCGCGCGAAAATTTTGAAAATTCACACTTCTCGTCTGGAAATTGGGGGGGCGTGTGATATAATATAATTTACGAACTTTTCAGCAAAAATGAGGTGGTGCCCTTGTCTGTAATCAAAAGCAAGCGCTCTACATCCGACATGGAGTTTCTGGCAACCGCAAGGAAGTTAGAAATTTACACGATTCAAAAATGCGTGAATTTCCCGAAGCGATACACCTTTTATGTATCACAGCCTTTGGCCGCTGCGGCGACGCGCATTTATGAGGACGTCAAGAGAGCAAACAGCATATACCCCTTGAATCAGCATGAGGTTCAGATCAGGCGCGACTACTTCCTACACGCCAACGCTGAGCTTCAGAGCATGATTTCCCAGCTTGAGGTGGCGCAGGAGCTGTTCGGTATCGAAATGGACACCCTGAAATACTGGATGGACATTGTAGACACCGAAATTCGGCTCGTGAAAGCCGTACTGAAAAGCGACAGGGCGCGGTACAAAGACCTGCCCTGATAAGATCATAGGTTAAGCGCTGCACAAATTGCCAGTTCTTCGACGAGGTTGACTTCTAACTGGTGGCTGCGGTCGCCTGAGGCGTCCGGCTCGTCGTCTTTCGCCAATGTGAACAACAACGGTAACAGCAACAACAACAACGCGTCCAACTCCTACGGGGTGGCGTTCGGCTCCTCTCGTGCCAGACAGAGTAGCTTTCGGAGTGAAATCCGTGCAGAGTGGAGAGAAGGAGTGCTTGACCTTCCTGCAAAGGTAAATATATGCCCTGATGCGTCCGGGCGGACGCTGCTTGCATGGTACGGATTGCAGGTCATTCCGTATTTCATGCCCGGTGACGCTATGTGCCTACTGCAACCTGCCAACAGGCATACGGGGCAAGCGAGGTTTCTTATGACAAGCGAAGAACGTAGAGAAGCAAGGTATCAACGCCGCGCTGCCGCACGGCGGGCAAAGCGGGACGCCGCCTGCGCCGAGCACGATAATTACGACGAGGTGTTCAGCTATAAGCACCTCTATCAATCGTACAAGTGCTGCCGTCGCGGTGTGTCGTGGAAGGCCAGCGTCCAGAAATACACGGCCAACGCGCCGCTGAACATCCTGCACACATACAACCAGCTTGCAGCCGGAAAATTCAAAAGCCCCGGCTTTTACGAGTTTGATTTGTATGAGCGCGGGAAGCATCGTCATATCCGCAGCACGGTCATAAGCGAACGTGTCGTTCAGCGTTGCCTGTGCGACAATGCCCTTGTGCCGGTCCTTGAGCGCACCTTCGTCTACGACAACGGCGCGTCCATGAAGAACAAGGGCTACGATTTTGCCATGCGCCGGATCACGCAGCATCTCCATGAGCACTACCGGAAATACGGCAATGAGGGCTATATCCTGCTGTTTGATTTCTCTAAATTCTTCGACAACGTTTCCCATGAGGTCGTGAAAGCGATCCTGCATAAGGAATTCACCGACGAACGGCTCCTTGCGCTCACAGAGCATTTCATCGACGCTTTCGGCGATAAGGGTATGGGGCTGGGCAGTCAGATCAGTCAGGTGCTGGCCCTCGCCTCTGCAAACCGTCTTGACCACTATGTCAAGGAGGTTTTGCAGGTGCGCGGCTATGGCCGGTACATGGACGATGGCTACTTGATCCACACATCTAAAGCCTATCTTCAAAACTGCGTGGCACATATCCGGGCGATATGCGCCGAGCTTGGCATTGCCCTGAATGAGAAGAAAACGCAGATCGTCAAGCTGAGCCACGGCTTTTCTTGGTTGAAGGTGCGTTTCTTCATCACAAAAACCGGCAAGGTCGTCCGGAAAATCTATAAGCGTAGCGTCACGAAGATGCGGCAGAAAATGAAAAAGCTACACAGGAAATACCTGTGCGGTAAAATAACCTTCGCGGACATCTATGCGACATGGCAAAGCTGGCGCAGCTATGCCACGCGATTCAACGCATGGCACACCGTTCAAAACATGGGCGCACTGTACACCAACCTTTTTATAAACAGCAAGGAGGACTGCTATGGTCTACTTCAAAATCCTGTCTGCTGACGGCACGGTCAAAAGCGTAGAAGCGCTTGCCGATCCCGTCTACGTCTGTTGGCAGACCCGCAACGGCATTCTTATCCGGTGCGACAAACGGGACGCGCAGGGCGTCATGTCCGGCGACGGGAACACAATCTATCAGCTTCAGGGGAAGCAGCTAAGCGGCGTTGAGAGTGACGAACTTCTCAGCGCCGTTTCTATTACCCTTGCAGAATATGAGGAGCTTGCGGCACAGGTCGGCACCACGGACCCCGACGACGATACGCCGGTCAATCCGCCCGACGACCCCGGAACGGAAATCCTCACCCGCGCGCAGCTCACCGAAAAGGTACTGGCCCTTGAAGACGAGCTGGCAGCGGCAAAAATCCTGCTGGGGGTGACGGACGAATGACGCTGAAAGCCCTCGCACAAAAACTGCGGCCCCTGATCGAAACCGCAGCACAAAGCCTTGATGACACGACCGCCCTTGAGGCGGTCGAACTTTTTCCGGCGTGGAAGGCCAGCACCGTGTACACAACGGGGCGACGGGTCCGACATGGCGGGATTCTTTATACCGTTTTGCAGGATCACACCGCGCAAGACAGCTGGACGCCCGATGCGGCACCGTCCCTTTTCGCAAAGGTGCTTATCCCTGATCCCGACGTTATCCCCGAATGGGAGCAGCCGGACAGCACCAACCCTTACAAGAAGGGGGATCGCGTCCGATTTAATGGAAAGGTTTACGAGAGCCTTATAGATAACAATGTGTGGTCGCCTTCTGCTTATCCTGCCGGTTGGAGGGAGGTGTCCGCATGACCCTGAAGGATCTTCTTCTGGGCGGCAGCGGCGGTCTGTTCGCGCTGCTGACCATCCTGCAAATCAGCCCCATCAAGATCAACCCGTGGTCTGCGCTGGCCCGCTCGATTGGCCGGGCGCTCAACAAAGATGTTCTGGACCGGCTCACCACTTTGGAGGTCGAACAGAAGGAAATCAAATCGGAGCTGGCCGCCCAAAAGGCGCTTTCCGATAGGCGCGAGGCCAACGGCTGGCGGGCTGAAATCCTCAGATTTAACCTGGAGTTGGTCAAGCACACGAAGCATACCCGCGAGGACTACATTGAAATCCTCGACATTATCGACAAATACGAAACCTATTGTGAAATCCACAAAGAGTACGAAAACAACCGTGCCGTCCATGCAATCGTCAACATCGAGCGCTGCTACGACGACCGGCTGAAAAATAATGACTTTGCATAAGGAGGAAATCACTATGAACCCCAAAACCGAAACCACCATCGAAACCACCGAGGCGGAACTGACCGCCGAAGCTCTGGACGAGCTTTCCAACAACAAAGGGGAGGACTAAAACATGAGTTACACAAATTCACCGATGGTGAGCTACACGAAGCTCAGCCCGAACCACAGCGGGCAGCGTACCCACAGCATCGACCGCATCACGCCGCACTGCGTGGTCGGCCAGTGCAGCGTGGAGACGCTGGGCCGCATCTTCACGCCGACCTCCAAGCAGGCCAGCAGCAACTACGGCATCGGCCTTGACGGTCGTGTCGGTATGTACGTTGAGGAGAAGAACCGCAGCTGGTGTTCGTCCTCCAATGCCAACGACCAGCGGGCCGTCACTATCGAGTGCGCCAGCGACAGCACAGAACCGTATGCGTTCAAGGATGTGGTCTATCAGACCCTCATCAAGCTCTGCGTGGACATCTGCCAGCGCAACGGCAAAACCAAGCTGCTTTGGCTGGGCGACAAGGACAAGACCCTGAATTACACCCCCAAGGCCGACGAAATGATCCTGACCGTCCACCGCTGGTTTGCCAACAAGAGCTGCCCCGGCAACTGGATGTACGCCCGCATGGGCGATCTCGCCGCGAAGGTCACTGCGGCGCTGGGCGCTGCGGCGAAGCCCACTACCCCTACCACTCCCAGCACCATCAAGAAGGGCGACGTCGTGCGCATCCTGTCCGGCGCGACCTACTACAACGGCAAGGCTGTCCCGAACTGGGTAGCCGCCAAGCAGTGGATCGTCCGCGAGATCAGCGGCGACCGCGCCGTCATCGACAAGAGCGTGGACGGCAAGAATGCCATTTGCAGTCCTATCAACGTCAAGTTCCTGTCCGTCGTGGGCGAGGCGGTTACACCGACGCCCAGCTTCAGCGCGTACCGCGTAAAGATTACCACCGATGCCCTGAACATCCGCAAAGGCCCCGGCACCGGCTACGGTACGAACGGCTGCATCCGTGACCACGGCGTTTATACCATCGTCGCGGAGAGCACGGGCACCGGCGCGACCAAATGGGGCAAGCTCAAATCCGGCGCAGGCTGGATCAGTCTGGATTACACCAAAAAGGTGTAAATACATATCGAAAAGGAGAATATCACCATGACTAACGTTATCATCGAAAACCTTGTGCAGATCGCGGCAACCTTGCTCATTACCCTGATCGGTGTTCTGGGCGCGTGGCTGTCTACCAAGCTCGCCAAGCGCGAGGAGCTGAAGAACATCTCTACCGCTACCAATGAGGTCATTCACGCCGCCCAGCAGACCGTCCTTGAGCTTCAGCAGACCACCGTGGAGGGCATGAAGAAAGCCCACGAGGACGGCAAGCTGACCAAAGACGAAATTACTGAGCTGGGCAAGCTGCTTATTGACGGCGCTATGGCTAAGATGTCCGACACCTCTAAAAACCTGCTCAACGCTGCTGGTGTGGACATTTCCGCTATCATTCGCGGCGCAGGCGAAGCCCTCATTGCGCGGATGAAATAACTCGCTGCGCCGGTGTAACATTCTGCTGAAAAGCGGTGTTACACCGGCTGAAAATGTTACAAAAGCTTGTAACACTGTAACGATGATGTTACACGCGAATGTTACGGCTGAAAGCCTTGAAATCGGGCGCTTTTCAGCATTTGTAACATTGTAACATAATTTTCTAATATACCTGTTGAAATAAAGGGCGCAAGGCGTACATATACGTCATAGCGCCTTTGCGCGCCATATGCACACGCGTATAGGGAAAAAGGCCCTCGGATGTTACAAAAGCATCCGGGGGCCTTATTTTTTTTGCTTTCTTTGACGGCAGAAAAAATAAATTCAAATATTTGCTCCTCGCCTCTTGACAAGTTCAAATGTTTGCACTATACTAATAGCATACGGAGCAATTATTTGAACTCAACAGGAGGACAAGAACATGAAGGTCAAAGAAACGCGCTGGATGGACATGGACGATCTGCGGGGGCTGTGCATCAAGCACGGGTGGTTTACGCGGGGTGACTGCAAAGCCTACAACAAGCTGCTGAAAATGCCGTATGACGCTAAAGGTAAGCTGCGGAACATCACCTCGACGATTCTCTGCAACATGGCGCAGGCCATCATGCAGTACAGCGACCCCGAAACCTACGAAATCCTTGAGCTTGAAGGCATCCTGTATTGCCTCGGCGAAATCTGCCACACCTGCTTTTCCGTTGAAGAATGAATGGAGGTAACGAAAATGTTTAAGATCAACAGCTACACCGACCTGAAGGTCGCCTACGAAATCCTTGAGATCGCTTATGAGAGCGGCAGGAGCCAGAAGGCCGTCGACCTCAAGCGCGAAATGCGCGCGTTCTTCCACCGTCCCGTCTCCGAGCGCCGCATCGTTCAGGATGACGGCATCGACGGCTATACGGAGCTGCTGCCGCTGCCTGAATACATCGAGACGATGGACGAGGCCGTCAGCTACTTCGAGGACTACGAATACCGGCACTATTACCCGTCTGCCTACGACTGCACGGGGCAGGCGTTTACGAGCTGGTACAAGGTTTTCGTTCGTGGCGGTCGTTTCTGGGCGTACCACCGTGTCAGTGTGGATGTTTGAGAGGAGGACAACGAAAATGGCAAGCACTGATTTCATCCAGAAGCGGATCGCCGGTAAGGAGAAGGAGATCGACAAGCTGGAAAAGAAACTGGCCCGTATCTGGCGGGCCAAGGAATCTAACTGGGAGAATAATCCCTATTTCTACGACGAGCGCGACCTTATCTGGACACGGCAAGATTTGGAGGCAGCCCGGCAGGGCCTCGCAAAGTATCAAGCCGAACTGGAAGCCGCTTTGGAAAAGGCGAACAGCCGGAATGTTCCTGCGATTCTTGAATTCCTCGAAATCTGGAAGCAGCGTTGCACCGAATTCTACGGAAATGGCCTTGCGTCCTATTTCGACGAAAAACAGCACGTATGGGACCTGTATTGCACCTTCTCCGATACCGAATACGGAAGCCCTGAGTACGAGGCCGCAAAAGCCGCCTACGACGAAGCGAACGCCGCTTTTCGCTGCAAGGTGCGGGGCTACTATGAAACCTTCACCTATACGGATCGCTGGGGAAAACCCCGCAAGGGCGAACAGAAGGTGCGCGAAGGCGAGTATGAGCACCTGAGGCCCTACAGTAATGAACGGTCCCTTGAAGCTGCTATGCAGCAGCTCGCAAAGGACCTGAACGAAGAAGCCAACCGGAAGTACGACTTCATCATTGAGCGTACCAATGCCATTGTCGGTGAGATCACCGACGCATCCGGTCTGAGCGTTGGCAGCAAGCAGGACCTAAACGGTTTCATCGTCGGTACGCGCGGGACAGCAAAGGTCCAAACGATTGGTGCTGGCGGCTACAACATTCAGTGCTTCCATTTCCGTACACTGATTAACGCAGTCTGAACTGATACCCGCCCCGGAGGTCACGAGGGCAGAAAGGAATAGAACATGAACATCAACACTTTGGAATTTATCCATGAGCTGCTGCGCGCAGAAGCTACACGCGCAGACGAGGTTTACAGGGCAGCCCGCCACCTTCAGCACGAATATGAGGAGGGCGACGATCCAAACTCCGAACTCTGCAAGCGTCAGGAAGAAGCAGCCGACGAGCGCATGGCAATTTCTTTTCGTGCCCGCAATGCGCTGGAAGACTTCGAGGCGCAGGAGTGGTAAGGTGACGACCGAAGAATAGGAGGTGTTATGTATGGCAACCTGTGAGATCATCCGCGAGGCACACGATGTACCGGCCTGCTGGGAAACGACCCTCGGCGGGCAGCGCTGGTGGATTACCCGCACTGCGGAGTTTTCCTTCACTGTGGAAACCTGCCTTGAGGTGCGGTACGGCGACATCGAGGTTGTGGCCGTCAAGACGTGCCGCAGTCTGGCGGCTGCCCAGAAGTGGCTGGAACAGCACTGGCGTGACTGGGTGCCGGACGAACGGTGCGAGAGTTACACACGGGAGGGAACATTGTGAGAATCGCAGATCAGAAGCGTGCGGACTTTGTGAAGCGGTTTCGCAGCCTGTCCCGTCGTTTCCCGCTGTGGCAGGTGTGGAGCGACTTCATCACCATGTTCGCCATTGCGCTTTCCAACGCCGTAGATAGTCGATACCGCACGGAGCGCGAGGCAATGTATAAGCGGATCATCGAAAAGTACGAGAAGACAGAGCGCGTGGTATTCCCCGAACTGGTAGAGGATGTGGTCAACGCCTTCGACGCCGACCGGGAGCAGGATTTTCTGGGCAGCGCGTACATGGAATTGGAACTCGGCAATCACTGGATCGGCCAGTTCTTCACGCCCTATGACATTTGCCGCTGCATGGCGGAGATTACCACTGGCGACGTCGTGGAGCAGATCAACCGCGACGGCTTCGTCACGCTGAATGACTGCGCGTGCGGAGCGGGGGCTACACTGATCGCGGCGGTGAATCAGATCGAAAAGCAGCTGTTTGAGGCAAAAAGCCCGCTGCGCTGGCAGAATCACGTCCTTGTGACGGCGCAGGACCTCGACTTCACAACGGGGATGATGTGCTATATTCAGCTCTCGCTGCTGGGCTGCGCGGGTTACATCAAGATCGGCAACACCTTGACCGACCCCATGCACGACGGAGACGACCCTACGGCCTACTGGTACACGCCCGGCTACTTTTCGTCCGTGTGGCAGCTTCGGCGTATCTTCAGGAGCATGGACAGGCTTTTCAAGGAGGCGGGATAATGGATGACAAAAAGGTCAAATACGACGCGCTTGACGCCATGTGGGCGTTCGTGCGTATGGGCGGTTATCAGCTTCACCCAGCAGACATTTCTTCTCTAAAGGACCACTGCGAGCAGCTTCGACACCTGCTGACGCAGAAAACAGCTGGACAGCGGCGCGATAAGCGGGAGGACATCGACTTTCATGAGCTGGACGTAATCACAAATAACATCGTAATCGGGGCAATGGTCCTCTATATGAGCGGAAGCCTCGATGCACTGACACCGAAGGAGGCATCACACCATGAAAAAGAGCGTAATTGAAGCCCGGCAACGGGCGTTGGAAAACAGCGAAGTCGCGCCGGGTATTCTGATCCGGGTAATGGATAAGCCGCACCAGCACGCCGTCATCTGTTCGCACCCGAAGGTTTACCGTGAGAGGGTGCTTGACGGCTGGCACACAGTCGCGGCATTTCGGAACGGCGAGGAGGTGAAAATCTAATGCGAGTTGAAAATATGACCGACCGGGAAATCGTCGCGGCCTGCGCTGTGGATTTCCGACGCAAGGCGCAGGAGGCATACGACGCCTACCAGAGCACCGGCATGACGCGGTATGACAATGCCTATCACAAATACGAGGCTCTGGCAGACGCCCTTGACCGTGACGTTCAAAAAGCCGACACCCGGCAGGCCGCCGCGTCCCTCAAATCCGAGTTGATTATGCTGGCATCGACGGCAAGCAGGGCGAAGCTGCCCTCCGCGCCGGAAGGCGCGCTGCTGGCGCTGGCGAAAGAGGTTATTGCGGTCGGACGACTGTACGGTTATGACGGGAAGGGAGATTGAATGAACTGTCACGGCTGTAAATGGCTTGATCGCTATAAGAAAGACGGGAACGGCTACTGCTGCATGGTGGTCCGGAGTAAGACCCAAACATCCAAAGTTCGCAGGCCGGATATGGAGCGCTGCGAGCTGTACAAGCCCGGCGACTGGAAAACCCGCTGGGAGACAGAGCTACACGAAGGAGGAAAACAAGAATGAAATACAACAGCGTTGAGGAATGGAAGGCGGAGGCGACGCGCCGATTTGGTCCTGATATGCTCAAGTGGCGCTTCCGCTGCCCTATGTGCGGTCACGTCGCGTCCGTGCAGGACTTCAAGGACGCCGGGGCAAAATCTCCGAGCTGTGCCTATCAGGAGTGTCTGGGCCGGTACACCGGCAAGGGCACGCCGAAGAAGGGCGACAGCAGCGGCTGTAACTGGGCGGCCTACGGGCTGTTCGGCATTCCCGCTGAGCATGACATCGTTGTCGTGGCCCCCGGCGATCAGGTGGACGTGTACCCGTTCGCAGACGGAGAACAGGAGGCTGACAATGGCTGAGTATCATGTTGGCTGCGGAGCGTTCGCCATATACGCGGGGACGCTGAATAGCCGCAACAAAAACCTATGGCAGAACAAAACCGAATGTACGGACGAAGCGATCTGCGCCGTCCGGGACTACATCGTGCAAGAATGCCTCGGAGGGCTAAACTGCGAGAAAGCCACGTCGGGAGGCTATGAGTGGACACTTAAAGACGGGCGCGTCGTCGAACTGCGCGTGACGGTCAAGGACGGAGGTAAACAGGCTAATGGCTGAACTTATTGAACGACAAGCGGCAATTAAAGCCGCCGAACACGCATACAACGAGTGGAACCTTGCAATGGCGGCAGCTGACGGACAGAGACAGATCAACCGTGTTTTCAAGATGCAGGAGTTGTGCAAGGCTGTGATCTCTGTTTTTGAGGATGTCCCCGCCGTTGATCTCGACTGTACCGGCTGCGTCTGGCTGAATACGCGGCACCAGAAGTGTTCCTGCTGCCGGAGGAATCAGTACATCAAAGACAACTACAAGGAGGCCGGAGCATGAAGCGTGAAGAATTCTACCGTGGAAAGCGCGGCGCGAAATATGGCATCTGGAACAGAGAGAAGGCCGTATGGCAGTTTGACATCTGTGAGGACACGCCGTTTTTGGCCGAGGCGAGGCTACACCAGAAGATCGGTGACGATGCGAAGAAATGGCGCTTTGAGGCTCGGCGGCTGCCGGACAGAAAGATCACTCTCGTCAAGAGGGTTAAATACGCCGGTGATGTTTATAGCGCTTTGGCGGCGTTGGGCTGGGACTTAGATACTGCCGCCGCGTTTCTTGATCGTATTCCGGATGCAAAGTAA